TTATATGATAAGTTGGAAATAGAAGGTATATGAGTTGTTTGGTTTATCATATACTATCTTTTCTACAATGCTTCGGAGGGCATTGCCTTTGGCGACATAGTCACTGTTCTCATCCTTGATAATGGCGAGAGCATGGCGCATATTGTCGGTCATACGTTGTAGAATCTCTTCTTCCGTCAAATTGGCCTTGGAACCGGAGAGAGCTGTTATTTCATTCTTGATAATATCAATTTCTTGTGTAATACGTTTCTTGTTTTCTTTGTATTCATCTAATGTATCAATACCATCTACATAAGCTTCTTTAATCTTTAGTAATTTTCCATTTGCCTTTGCAAGCTGCTTATTAAGGCGCTGTAATTCTTCATCACCTTTGGAGCTATGTATAACGTTTACGTCATACATGGTTAGTGATTCAAGTTTGTCTTCAATTCCTTGTATAACATGATTAGTTGCAAATCTTTCTGATATGAAGTGTGAGGGGGAACACATACCTTTCAAGTATTTATAACAATTAAAACCAGAACTACTTTTCGAACGATTATATCCAAGTGAAGAGCCACATACAGAACAGCGAAGCATTCCGGATAACCAGTGTTTACAGGTGGCGACATCTCTAGGGGTATATTTTAATAATACCTTGCCAAGTTTGTCTTGGGTAGCATTCCATGTATCCATATCTATAATAGGTTCATGCTTTCCGTCTGCGATAATAACATTATCATCATCATTAGTGCGTAATCGATTGGCTTTTTTGTCGCAGTAGTTCCAGCGCACTTTCCCAATGTAAAAAGGATTCTGTAATATATACTTAACTGTTCGGTTTTCCCACTTACTGCCTCGAACTGTTTTATAGCCACATTCATTCAAATGGCGTGCAATTTGATTAAATGTCACTCCTTCATTAAACATTCGGAATATCATCTCTACGATATGTTTGTTATCTTCATCAATAACAGGCACTTCTTTGAATCCGGTATGCTTATAACCGATAGGAGTTATGCTCTGGTAGTTACCACGCATGGCATTCTCTGTCATACCTCTTGTAACTTCCACAGCTAAGTTGATAGAGTAGTACTCATCCATCCATTCGAAGATACGCTCTACAAGAGAACCAATCATGCCATCTGGCAAAGGTTCTGATATAGATATTACATCAACATCATTTTTCTTCAATAAGGATTTATATACAATAGACTCTTCCTGATTACGAGCGAATCGGGAGAACTTCCACACTAAGATTACATCAAAGGGATGTTCCTTGCTCTTGGCAAGAGCAATCATCTGCTGGAAGGCAGGACGTTTGTCTGCTTTACGACCAGATACACCGTTTTCGTAGAAGATATGTTCCGCGTTGATGAGAATATTATTCTTATGAGCATAGTCGAGTAGTAGACGTTCCTGTGCATCGGGTGATAGCTCCAACTGATCGTCAGTTGATACTCGGATGTATAAGCAGCCATTCTTCATAGTGTCACCTCGTTATTGAATACTTGTTATATAGTATAGTAAATATAAAATGAAATTGTTGTCAACAAATTTGTGAATTATTTAGTTTTAGTGTTTGATATACACTCAGAGTGAGGATATAATAAGTATTAGAGAGTTAACTAATGAGGAGGAGCAAAGTGGAGGATTACATATTATTTTTAGATGAGGCAAATGTTACATCAACAAATCCATATTTCTGTTTAGGTGGTATAATCATAAAACGAAGTGTTTATGAAAATGAATTGATTCCTAAAATCAATCAGTTAAAAATTAAACATTTTGGGCATACGAGTGTTCTTTTTCATTATACGGATATGAAAAAGAATAAAGGAGAGTTCGATATTTTTAGAGATGGAGCAAAAAGAAGTGCTTTTTGGAATGAATTTAACGCGGAGCTGCAATCTGTAGAATTTACAACAATAGGAACATATTTGAAATATGATGAGTATGTAAAAGCTTATACTCCGCCAAAGAATAGACATTATCAAGTAGCTTTCATACAATTAATTAATAATTATATTAGATTTTTGGAACTTCATAAAGCGAGAGGAAATGTAATATTCGAATCAAGACAGTGGAAAGAAAACGCAGATATTCAAGAAGTTTTTTATCATATAATTCATGAAGGAACCAATATGTATACTCCAGAAATATGCGCGAAGTATTTATCTACGATAGGCTTTATAGTTAAGAAAGATAATTGCATAGGGCTTCAGATAGCAGATTTTGCTCCTGATTCATTCATGAGAAATGTAAATGGTTCTAAAAATTTTTATAATGTATCTAATAATTTTATGAATAAATGTTTTTCGATAGAAGGGAACTGTAAAGATATTGTGGGATTATTTAGAATTGTTTAGGCCGTATAGAAGCGTGTTAATTTATTTCAAATTGTATTAATCTATTTTAATTTGTTTAATTTTTATATAAGCAAAAACTTGACATAATAGCAAATAAAAGTATATAATTTGTATATCAGTAGGGATAGTGTGACTAAGACTTGCTGATATACAAGGATATGCGAAGTGTGACTTCAAGTTCTTGTACGCAATAAGGAGATAGTTGGAGGATTAGTGTGACTATGAATCCAAATGACGAAAATGAACGGAGAAAGCTCAGAGATAGAAATTCTATCTTCTGAGCTTTTTTCGTTATGAATAAATTTTATAAGATATGAAAGCATGAGTGTAGATTTTATACCTTTTCTATGTTATATTAACATCATCAACAAAGAGAGGAAGTAATAGGATGTTTAAGCAGGCTATCATTGAAATGCTTGGCAATGCAAGCGAAAAAGAATTGAAACGTATTTACAGATTCGTATATCGCATTTTGCACAAGCAGTAGGAAGTCTTTGCCAGTTGGCAAACGGCATTTAAAAATTTAGGTTTTTAAATGCTAGAGCTTAAACACGCAATATTAAGTGAAGAGGTATTAATCTCTTCACTTTTTTGATAGAAAGAATCTTAAAGTGATACTGAATATAGTATCAAAAGTGTTGACAAATAGTATTATATATGATACTATGTACAAGGGAGGTGAGAACTTGGCGGACGTTGAAAAAAACATCGATAAGATGAAAAGGCAACCACATGGTATCAGGCCAGAGGAAGCCGAAAAAGTATTAATTGCCTACGGATATGAGCCTGTAAGACAAAAAGGAAGTCACAGACAGTACTTAAATAAAACGACTGGAGATGTAATAACAATCAAGCAAGAGAATCCGTTGAAAAAGGCATATGTAAAAGATATCTTACGCAGAATAGGAGAATAAAAACTCCTATTCTGAATAACTATAAATCATGCAGCATTTTAACCACACTATATTTAGTGTGAGGAGGTGAAGACTTCTTTATATTTTATAAAGAAGAATTGTAATTCAAGAGAAAACAGCTTGAATTGTAAAGGAAAGAGTTTTGAAAATCAACAGGAATTAGTTGAATTTACAGAGGAAAGAATTTAAAAAAATTAGTTTTGAATTATGTACGAAGGTTGAGTGTAGAGAGACAGCAATGTCAGTCAGTATAGATATGGAGGTTGGATGATGAAACGCATGGAAGTGCAAGATTACTTAGAGTTACCATATACTAGAATAATACAGGAAATGAATGATGAATCAGGACATTATTTCTATGGAAGAATTTTAGAGCTTGATGGTTGCCAAAGTACAGGAGATACGTTAGAAGAGTTGTATGAGTGTTTAAATGAAGCATTGGAAGGATATATAGAAGTAAAGTTAGAGAATAATTTACCAATTCCAATGCCTAATACTGCTGATGATTATAGTGGAAAGTTTGTTGTGAGATTGCCAAAGTCATTACATCAGAGACTGGCAATTGAAGCAGAGAGGGAAGGTGTGAGCCTTAACCAGTTGGCGGTGTATAAATTGTCAATGTAACTAATTAAAAATTAAAGATATCGCACGAAAAGAAAAAGGACTTCGCAACGAGTCCTTTTTCTTATGCTGAACATAAATTGTAAATAATTCGTAAGTTTGGAGAAATGTGTTGACTTGATAATGTTAATTGCTTTATAAGGATATCGGAAGGAGGTGATAAGTATGTATAAGCAGGCAATTATTGAGATGCTTGACCAACTCAGAGATGAGGAGCTTAAGCAGGTATACAAGGCAACATACAGAGTATACGCACGTTAATATTACTGTATATTTTTCACGATTTCTTTCTAAAAACAGTTGACAGTATACCCAAAAGGGTATATAATATAATTATAGAAAACGAGAAAGGAGGCAGGCTAACATGGGTAAGCATAAGAAGTGCAAGAAAGCCAAAAAGAAAAAGCCTATACAGTGGAGAGAACTCACAATCACCGCACTGATAGACTTAATCATAGGTGTAGCACTTATCTTAGTAGAGAAGCTGTTTGACTAACAGCTTCCTACGGTAAGCACTAGGTGGGCGAAAACCCACCGCTTACTTAAAATATATCATACCCAAAAAGCCAAGTAAAGATATGTTGATGAAATTAGGAATTTTTCTTATCGTAGCAGGAGCTGTGAAGCTCGTAGTGGCAGCAGTTATAAGACACAAAGAAAAGAGTGGTAGATGATGGAGATTGGAGAAAAGATAAAGCTGGCAAGAAAAGAAGCAGGTATATCTCAAAAGGAACTGGCGGAACGTTTGCAGGTATATCAGAAGGATATTAGCAGGTGGGAGAACGGAGAGCGTACTCCATCCTTGGAAGCGTTTGCGCAAATTTGCCGGGAACTGAAAGTATCTGCTGATGAGATGTTGGAACTCAAATAATAAAAAGGACTTCGCAAGAAGTCCTTTTTATATATTACAGAAAATCATTGACCATATCATAAAATACATTTTCTGGAATGATTTGAATATCCTTTCCTTTCAGGATGAGAGATTCTGCTTTCTTCTGTTTGTTGCTTTTGCCATCTTTGATTTGAGTACAGTAGTCATTGTTGCCCAGTATCAAGAAATTAGTCTTGGCGGTTACACCATCAGCATTGATACCACCTAAGTTAGCAATTAGTTGCATTGCATCTTTACGGAGCATCTTTTCTAGTGTTCCAGTGAATACACATACCTTTCCATAAAAAGGTGTTTCCTCAGAAAGTAACTGAGTTGCATTGATGTCTTTTGCTGAGACAGAAGCATGATATTTCTTCTTGAAGTTCTCCAATGAAATATGTTTTTCTTCGATATCATTCTTCAATGCAAGGAATGCTTTGAATGTACTTTCACAGTCAGCCCAAGCTCTGTGTGCTGTATCTTGTTTAATTTTGTAGTATTCGGTAAAGTCACACAGTCTATGGTGCTCTAGTTCTCTATGTGCACGTCTGAATAATCTCATAGTATCTACAAAGTCATTTGAGAGATAGTGAGAGCAAGTATCCAAGCAGTTATCGTACAAAAAGTTAATATCGAAGTGAACATTATGACCAATAAGAATATCACTTCCAACGAACTTGATGAAATCAGAAAGCACAGTCTTGGTGTCTGGAGCAGTAGCGAGCATCTCATTAGTGATGCCTGTTAATTCAGTAATGTATTCGTCTACATAGTTGTTACTGCTTGACTCAAAAGGTTTCACTAAAGAAGAAAAAGAAGAAATAATAGTATCGTTTTCGATTTTTAAAGCTGCAACCTCGATAATGCTGTCGTAAGCAGGAGAGAGTCCAGTGGTCTCAATATCAATGAGGCAGTAAGAATCAGGGAACTCTATGAGGCTTGCACCTTTCTGTTCTCGAACGGTTTTGGGTGGTAAAAGATTGACATCAAAAGAAACAGTCCCATCAGGACTAATAGAAATAGAAATTGCCATATTAAATTCCTCCATTAATTAAAATACCTAATTAACATAATATGACAAAATCTGATAAAAATAAAGGAGCTATAGGTATAAAATAAAAAAGGACTGAAAATCAGTCCTCTTCTTCGGTGTCCGATTCGGACACTTCCTTTTCTGCTTCTTCCTGAAGCTCTTGGAGATATGTTGCACTTCTGGCTATGAGCCTAAAGAGCATCTTCCAATCTTCACGAGTATACTTTTTCTTGAACATCTTAAAAGCATTTCTTACTGATTCAGGTTCATCTGCAAGAATTTCGTCGACCATAAGGCCAAAACCATCATCTTCGTCATCATCATCAAAGAACATTTCGCCATGTCCTTGGGTTAACCATATATAATCAACTCCAAATTCACGACAAATGGCTTTGCGTATCTGTGGAGTTACACTACGATTTCCGTTTTCAATATTTGATAAAGCGCCTCTAGTAATGCCAAGTCTTGTGCCGAATTCTTCGCCAGTCATTTTAAAGTGCTGTCGAATTTCCTTTATGCGTTCATTTTCAGTCATGTACACACCTCCTTCACTATAAGAATATCAGCAAAAAACAAAAAAAGCAACAAAAAGTGTGTCAAAGAATACAAAAACCCTTGACAAAGCGTGTCGAAGAATATTATTATGTATTCAACGAAACGAAAAAAGAATACAAGTTGGAAGAAGGTGTAAGCATGGAGCAAGTGAAGAAATATAAGATAAAGCTCAAGGGAACGAAAAGAGTTAAAAAGACATTAAAGAAGATGCAAAAAGACGCTTCGCAGTTATCGGAGACAATGGAACGTCTTGATAAGGTAGTGAATGATAAATCCGTTACAGGTGGATTTGCTACAGATAAAACAAAGGCTACAGCAAATGAGGTTGTGAGATTTCTTGAGATGAAAGATTTGACAGTAGATGAGGCATTGCAAAGTTTGAAGATTTCACAATACCTCATCCTTTCGACACAGAAGTTAAAACCTAATCCATAATAAACGGCTCTTCGGGTGTGTCCTTTTGCATGAGACTAAGAATTTTTTCATTGCATTTATTATAAGTCTCATATAAGCGAGCAGAAAAATCTACAACTGTTTCGCCAGTGTCAATTTCGCAATTTTGACATGCAATCATAGCAAGGTCATGAGCAAGACCAGTATCGTACATATAAACAGTCTCCTTTCTTTAGTACTCGGCTACGGCAATAGCCTGTAAAGGAGATTATAACACAGTAAGTAACTAATTAACATAAGATACCAGCCAAGGAGGTGGCGAAATGAAAGACAAGGATATGACAGCATTATGGAAGGTTGCGCTGGAAGAGTTTAAGACCAAAAGCGATTTTGAGAAGGGCATGATTATTGGAATGATGCTCACGCCAGCCAACTGGTCAAAGGACAAACAGTCATCATAAGGGAAAGCCCCCTGTCTTCGGGCAGGGGGCAGACAAAATAATTCAGACAGGCAAATAACGAATGTCGCTGACATAGTTATTAGAGATAGAGATTAGAGGTGTAAGCATGGCAGGAAAAGCAAGAACCAAGCCAACATTTAAGTATTTTGTCCGCATCAATGACGGAGAGCCGATTGATATGGATACATTACCAAAAGAGAAGCATGATGAGATAGTGCAGAAGCTCTGTGACCAGTTTATGGCACATCTGGGATATTATCCGTCAAAAGACCAAGAGGCGGCACGCAAGAGATTTGAAGAGATAGAACGCAAGGAGAGGGAGAGAGCCGAGCGGATGCAACAGGCATAGTACCAAGCTGTAGCTTCCGCAGAAGGACATCATTCAGAGAGTATTCGCAATTTGCAAGTAATCTCCATTAGTTATACAAAAAGTACCGAAAGTAAGACATTTTTTCATTAATCATTTTCTGAATGGTGTTCTTCTGCGGAAGCTACAGTCAAGATAAATATCTTATATACCGTTCATAAAACAAGGCGGCAGCAGTGCCGCCAATCCGGAGCAGATGCAGGGCATAGCGCAAAGTATGATTGCTTTGACACGTATTATTTCCTCCTGAAATAAATATGCGCTTGGGGTTCGATTCCTCACTGGTCCATTTCTCTGAAACCAAAGTATTCAATAATCAATATTTCAGAGGTGCAAAAAAACAAACCTCGAAGCGAGGGCAATGCTTCGAGGTTTGCAATGAAAGTATTCAATAATCATATTTATTATACCAAGAATATTGACTAAAGTCAACTATCGTAAACTTTCAAAAACGTCGATATCCAGGGCGTTTCGAGCTGGTATATAAGTATTAACTTTAGAATTATTCTATATATTCTAAGGGGATTGAATACGCACCGGTAAGGGTGAGTATGAAGGGATACGGAAGCGTAAGAGAGAAGGTTATCAGATGTGGAAGGTACGGAAGGAAATGTGACTACATCGAAGTAGACATTGTACCCAACATCGACAATGGTAGGCATAAGAGGAGCAGGAGAAGAAAGAGGAATGTCTCAGCTCCAAAGCAGAAGAGTCTTAATACCAAAAGGGCAATCAGATATCTGTATCAGCTCATTAAGAGCAACTTCACAGATGAAGATTACCGCATTGATTTGACTTACAGTAACAAGTTCCGACCTCGGTCGGAAGAGGAAGCCACAAGACGAGTTAAGAATTTTGTAGACAGAGTGAACCGGGAACGGTTGAAACGTGGACTGCCGAAGGCTGCTTATATCTGCATACATGAGTACGGTAAGAAGAATGGCCGTATACATCATCATATGCTGATAAGTGGTGGATTAGACCGACAGCTCATGGAAGCTCTTTGGTGTGACCGCAAGAGGGCAGGACAAGCCAAACGTGAAAGACTTGGAACCGTGAACTGTGACAATCTCCAATTTACCGATGAGGGTATCGAGGGATTGTTCCGCTACATAACCAAGGACATGAGGCAGGAGCAGTTGACGGAAGGTCAGTTGACCTTAGAGGATTTGTTCTCGGAGAAGAAGGTCAAGGGTAAGAGACGATGGATGCAGAGTAAGGGACTGGTAAGACCTTGGAGTATGCCGCCTAATGATTACAAGTACAGTCGAAGAGATGTGGAGAAGATTGTAAGTATGCCGCCGGATTGCGAGAATGTGCGAAAGATATTCGAGCGAATATATGACGGATATGCATTAGACAGATGCCGTTATGAGTTCAATGAGTACCTCGGGCGGTGGAGCATATATCTATCCATGCATCTGATAACGTGAGGATAACCAATGAAGATTGACAGCATAACTGAATACAGCAAGGACTACAAGGAGTTTGACTTCGGTGCAGGAAAGTTCTTCTGCTCCGTGAGGGTAGATTTTGATTTTGCGCTGTCTCTGCCGGATATGGAGAACAGAGTATATTACCGTAGACGAGGGTATGACAGCGTCAGAGACCGCATGAATGCGCATGGTGTGTATCTGGTATTTGATTATATGCTCGGCACGAAAGAAATCGTGTGTGTGTGGGTGAAGTACGATGTGTTCTGCCAAGTGCCATACAAAGAGCAGGCAGAGATTGAGAAGATAGTAGAGCTGCTTAGAGAGTATAAGCAGGAACAGCTACAGTCCTTTTGTTCCTAGAAGGAATTTATATATCACAAAGCATGGTGAAGCCTTCCTGTCTACGCCCCGGAAGGCAAAAGGAAATTATAAAGTTAAGGGGCAGAAGGGGAGCAGGACCCTTTCTGCCGGATAGAAGGAGGTGTCCGAATGTATCAGGCATATAAAGAATTTACTGAGGCATTGAATGAGAGAGCTACTAAAGCGATAAAGAAAAGCGACATCAGCCCAACAGAATTGGAATTGATATCGCTTGCGATGCAAAATAACCATTTTATTTTTGGTCTTTCTTTCCATCCTTCACTGACTGACAAGCTAAATTCTGCGCAATAACAGTGAAGGCACATTCGCCATTAATCATCAAAGCACAACCATTATTGCATAGCTTTGGTGGATTAGAAAAAGGACATGTACCCATTATGTATAATCTCCTTTCATTGGTACTGGGGTGGTAACGACACCCTGTAAGGAGATTATACAGGATTACATAACAATGTGCTATGAAGAAATAGGCTATATAGTGAAGGACGTACATAAGTCTATTTTCAACATTATTCAATAATCAAAGAAGAGGGGGGAGTGCATGACCGAATATACATCGGGCAGCAGTACTGTAGATGCAATGGCATCTATCCAATTGACTGGAAATGTAATCCCACAAATCTGGTACAAAAATATTTTGAAGGAGACAGGCAAACCCGATTTGCTAGGCATTGTTCTTCTTGCTGATATTGTGTACTGGTATCGACCTGTAGAGGTAAGGGATGAAGTAACCGGGCAAGTGATTGGAATGAAAAAGAAATTCTCAGCTGACCTGCTACAGAGAAATTATGAACAGCTTGCAGAACAATTTGGAGAAAGCAAGCGAAGCGTTAAGGACGCAATGGCTCGTTTAGAAAAGCTCGGAGTGATACGAAGAATTTTCCGAACGATAGAGACACCAAGCGGTGTGAAGTGCAATAACGTGCTTTTCATAGAATTGATACCACAAAGATTACATGAAATAACGCATGGTGGAGAAGTGAATACCCCTATGACGAAAAAACGTCATAGGTCTGACGAAAAACCGCCAACCCTGTGTCAAAAAAACGTCATAGGTGTGTCGCAAAATCGTCATACAAATACAGAGATTACTACAGAGATTACTACAGAGATTATATCATCATCCCCTAAACCCCCTTCACAGGATGAGGGAACGGATGATGACGATGATATAAAAGCTCGGGTTGGATACCAGAGGGTAAGCAAGGAGTATCCGACCATTGCAAGGATTGCGTTAGAGGAATTGGTTAAGGACAACAATCGCAAGCTACCGATTACGGAGAATATGTTTCTGTCAGTGTGCAGGAATGTAGAGGAGCATTCGGGAGAGATTGCAAACGTAAGCGCCTATGTAGGCACATGCCTTAACAATATTGTTGCCGGGCATGAGATATCCAAGTCACCGCCAAAGCGGAATGCATTCAGTTGCTTTTCGCAGACAAAGTACAGTGACAGGGAATGGGAACAGTTGGAAGAGCAGTTATTAGCAAATTAACGAGGAGGAGTAGGAAATGAGAGTATTATCAATAATCGCTATGAAGGGTGGAGTTGGCAAGAGCATTTCAAGCATTAATATGTCTTACCAGTTGGCAGCAGGGCATAACAAGAGAGTACTGCTGATTGATAACGACAAGCAGGGTAATGCCAGCAAGCACTTCAACAGGCACAGTTATGACAGCAATGGTACAGCGGAGCTGATGACAGAGCGCAGGGTAAACATGAGAAGTCTGATACAGCATACAGACTACGATAATCTGGATATCATCACCGCCAACATGAATTTACTTAGTGCAAACCTACAGGTCATGCTAGACCAGGTGCGACCACAGCAGACAAGATTTGCAAAAGCCTTTGAGCAGATAAGAGATGATTACGATTATGTAATCATCGACAATGCACCCGATATCAATATCTCGACAATCAACGCCTTGGTTGCATCAGATGATGTGCTAGTGCCGGTTATCATTGATGATTATTCTATTGAGGGATTGGCAGAACTCAAGGAACAGATAGATAACACCAAAGAGGACCTTAACGAAAATCTTAATTTTCTTGGTTGCTTCGTCACACATTTTGATAGAGCAAACGATACAGATGGAATCGAGTACATCAAGAGCCTTGGTTATCCGGTTCTCGACACGGTAATTCATAAGACACCGAAGGTCAAAGAGAGTACATTTGCAAGAGAGCCGCTTATGACATATTCCAAGAGATGCAAAGCATCTGCGGATTATAAGGCACTGGTTGAAGAATATTTGATGTTGCAGTGTCCGAATCGGACACTGCAAGATAGGGGGATTGCACGATGGGGAAATTTGATTTGAAGGATATATTAAACGAGAGAAGTAAGGTAAACGATATGCAGAGTACAGATGAGATTAAGATAGACGGAGAAGTAGAGTTGATTGATATCTACAAGATGATTCCATCAAAGGATAATCATTACAGTGTCAAAGAGATAGATGATTTGGTTGCGACAATTCCAATGGCGGGAATATTACAACCTTTGCTACTGAATGAATCAGACGAAGAAGAGGATATGTATGAGATTGTTGCAGGGCACAGAAGACGAACAGCATGTATCTATCTGGTTGAGCAGAAAGGCATGAAACAGTACAGATATGTTCCGGCAATCATAAAGCCTAAGAAGAGTCAGACATTACAGAAGCTTGCATTGATTGTAGCCAATCGTTTTAGAGATAAGTCTGACTGGGAAAGAATGATGGAAGTTGTAGAGCTGAAATCCATATTCAACGAGATTTTGGAGAATCGCAAGTTGGATAAGCAGACTCAGAAGATGCTGAAAGAATTACTTGAGATTCAGACAGATGAGGACATGAAGCTTCGAGACTTCATGGCAAAGAGCCTTAACATATCGGCCACACAGGTTGCCAGATACGAGAAGATACATAACAGCTTGAGCGAAGTATTCATGACAGCTTTTCAAGCAAAGAATATCAGTATCTCAATTGCTTATGAGCTTGCAACCTTGTCACCAGAGTGGCAAGAGAAAGCAGAGGGCATCTATAACGATTTGGGATACATGAATCTTCAAAGCGTAGAAATGTTAAAGATGCAGGAGAAAGCTTCAAAGCCGATACCGGGACAGATGACAATTGAAGAACAGGAAGAAAAAGAGACGGAAGAACAGAAAGAACCCGAACAAGATATTAAGCACTTTGTAGATGGAGTATTGAATAGTGACAATGGTTATGGCTGGTATCGACACAAGATAGTCCATGAATTTCTTGCTACAAGATATGAGGACAGCAAGATTAGACAAGCAGTTTCGATTAATGTGCATGGCTCATGGATGATGGTGGAAAGAAAGGAAAATGTAACTGTATTTTGCGGAGCGGATGGAAAGCCAACGTTTGACGTAGAGAACAGCAGATTAGAGAAAGAGTATCAGGAAATGCTTGACGCAGAAAAGAATCAGACACTAGAAGAACCTAGACCAGTCTACAAAGATGTTCCTTGCTATTCGTGTTTGCACTATGCAGATTGCGATAAGAAGTCGGCAGCAGTATCCGAGTGCGACCAGTATAAGAATAAGGCTGAGGCAGAAAAGACAGAAGAACAAAGATATTCAGAAGAGCAGGACAAGATTGATAGAGAGACCAGAAAGAAGATGCATGAGCTTGCAGAGAAGAAATTCGAGAAGCTTCCACCTGTGGAGCAAGAGCGGAGCAATGAGCCGAAGGTTATTACTCTTTCTATTCGCCAGTTTGCTGAGTTGGAATACAAGGAGCGCAATTTTCTTCTGGTGATGCAGCAGGATTACAGAAAAGATGACAAGCTAATCCTCAAGGAACTTGTTAGAGGACAGGAAAGCGGAAAGGCATTAACGGCAACTGTAGGATATGTGATGCAGGAGCATACAGGAATTGAAGATAAATATTGCATCTTAGGATTGAAGAACATCTATGGAGGTATCAATGACCGAGCAGGAATTAGAGAAGATTAGAGAAGAGATGTGTGATTCGTACTGCACATGGCCGGAACTGTACTGTCATGAAGATGATGCAGAGAAATTAGAGGAAAAGTGCGAGGCTTGTCCGATGAACAAACTTCACGCAACAGCAAACTTTATTATGCCAAGAGAGAAGGCAGTGAGAGAACTTGTACTAAGCGGAATGGCTACTGAGGAAGAGCTTGCCAAGATAGAAAAGACGTTAGGATTTCAGTTGACACCTAATCAGATATTCTATATTGCGTCAGGACGATGGCGAATGCTCGGAAGTACAACAGCAGAGGCAGTAAAGAGATTTCTGCTATGCAGAGGTGGAGCGGTACATTTTCAAAACAGCGATAATGGACCAGTAAAATGGGAACAGAAAGAATTAGCAAGGATTATAGAAAAATTATCAAGTGCAGGTCTGGGAGATATTAAGATTTTCTTCCATGCAAGCACAGAAAGGTACAGACATGACTAACAGAGAGAAAATTAAGAATTTAGAGAGGAGTTGCATACTATGAAATGCCCTAAATGTGGATATGATTTAGAATATGTTGTTTCTGGAAGTTATAGTAAAAAATACATTGTTGATGACGATGGATATATTACTGATAAGATGACTGATTCAATAGAAGATGAAAATGATTCGTTTTGTTATTGCCCAAGTTGCCATACAGAATTTACATGTTATGGAACATTTGGAGATTGGATTTCAGAAAAAGATTTAGATGAACGGTAAATAAGAATTTAATGGAGGCGGAAAATGAGTGATTTAATAAGCAAACAAGCAGTATTGGATATTATTCACGATGAAATGAATTTGAAAATTGGGTATGCAGCAGATATTGTGTTGTTTGAAGTAAAAAAACGTGTGTCTGAGTTACCAGTAATTTGTGAAGAAGATAAGAATTTAGGTGAGGGATTGATATGAACGTATATAATGAGATAAAAGAGATTGCAGAATTAAATGCAAGAATAGAAGAATTAACAAAAAAGGTTAATGAAAAAATTGACGCAGATGGAATTGATTTTACAACAGCCGTATTTGTCAAAGGGTGTGTAGAAAAAGACGGTCATTTATATACAGAGCTTGGAAACAAATTAGACCGTGATGGATTAGTTGATGATGATTATTATTGCGACCAATCACAAGGATATATAGAAGATGATTTCTACGGTCACTTGTATTTTGCGACAGATGAAAAAGGTACATTTGTAAGAGTATATTTCAATGTATAAAAATTTGGCGAGGTAATGGTTGTGATGAAGAAAGTAATTAAAACGTGTTGCATTGCACTTGCATATTGCTTAGTTTGGATGGCATTAGAACTACTTATATACGGACAAGTTACAAGTAGAATAGTGGATGACATTATAATGCTACTATTTGTGCCGATTATATGGAAAGCAATGGATTAAGAATTTAGCTAACTTTGGAACTTTTTATGGAGGTAGAAAATATGAGTAGCTACAAAGAAATGGGAATTTATAAAAACGCAGATAGTAAGCGCTTAAAAGCAAGATTGGAACATTTGACAGAATGGGAAGAGAAGCATGGACTATCTCAAAATGAAATAGAAGAAAAAGAACACATTAAAAATCTTCTTACAGAACGTGGAGAAATATAGTTATGAGATATGAAGTAACAGCCTATTATAGTGAAGTCGTAGAGGTAGAAGCTGAAAACGAAAATGAAGCCATTAGCAAGGCACAAGAACAACTTAAAAATATCAATGTTGCATTGATAGCAGATAATTTTGAAGCCGTTGAAATAGAGGACTAAAACGGAAAACTGAAATAAAGCTGAGTTAGCAGGGGATATAAATGATTAATAGTAACCAGTAAACAAAAGAATAGCGAGGTTATTGTTATGAATGCAAAGACGAAGTTAAAGAATGACATTATGGTTGGAATGAGAATGTATTTAGATGTAACGACAATGGCAATACTGGAGGCTGTCATTGTTAAGGCAGCACAGGATATCGAGATGTCAGAGATGGAAACCCTTCCAGCGGCAATTGATGATACCAACAAATACATTATCGAATTATTCATGGCGAGGAAAGCCAATAAGCTGAGCCACGAAACGGTAAAAGCTTATCTTGGAACACTTAAAGAGTTTGTAGAGTATATAAATAAGCCATTGAATAATATTAGTGAAAGTGATGTAGAGTACTATCTGTTCCAGAAGAAACAGTTGGGAAATTCGAACACATCACTGAACAATTACAGAAGGAACTTATCGGCATTCTTCACATGGATGCGCAAAGTCAAATTGGTAACAGAGAACCCATGCGACGGAGTAGAACCTTTTGCACAAGTTGTAAAGCCTATCGAACATTTGGAAGCGACAGATGTTGAAGTGATAAAGAGAGGGTGCACCAGCAAGAGAGACAGAGCAATCCTTGAATTTTTACGTTCGACAGCAATGAGAGTGGGAGAGATACCTAGTGTTAAAATAAGCGATATAGATTTTGGAACAGGAAAGATAATCATATACGGTCATAAGTCAAATCGGTTCAGACCAGTATTCTTGGATAAGGTTGCACTGCAATATATCAAAGAGTATCTGGAAGAACGAGAAGTTTCGTTATCGTCAGATGAGGCACTATTTACACGTGCAAGGAATATCCACAGAGCTTTATCGGCAGATGGAATATACTATGTAGTAAAGATGATTGCAAAACGTTCTGGAGTAGATAAAAGAGTATATCCGCATATCTTTAGAAAGACAACAGCAACAGCCATTGTTCGCAGAGGGGGAAGCGAATCGGCAGCAGGAGAATATTTGGGACATGCTCCAAGGAATGTAACAGGTAGACATTACACATTTAAGTCAGACCAATATGTTGAACAGATATTCCACAGTTATGTGGAAATCGTGTAGAAATGAATAAGGACATTGCTCCACCGACCAAAGTTAAGCAATGTCCTAACGACACGTTAAGTATATCACAAATGGGAGAAAATTGATATATAAAGAGGTGTCATATGAAGAAAGAATTAAGTGCAGAAGCAGAGTTGAATGAGAAGAAGAAAGAGTATCTAAATCAGTACCTAGAATGCATCAGAGCAGTAAGAAGAATCGAAGGCCAGATAGAAGAGTTGCGCATCAATGCTATGTGTCCGAGTATGCATATATCGGATATGCCAAGAGCGAATGCAGGGCAGGGAGATTTATCTGACTACATCGTGAAAGAGCATGCGTTGATTGGTGAGATGATAAGGCTTCGATATAAGCGCATCGAAACGTATACAGATATATTCAGACGTATCGAAATGATTGAGAAGGAAGATGAAAGAGAAGTGCTTACATTGAGATATATTAGAGGCTATAAATGGGAGAAGATAGCATCGGATATCAATATGAGTTGGAGAAATATGCATCGTATCCACGCAAGAGCACTCGAATCATTTCAATTGCCGGAAGCAAAAGAGAAGACGGCATAGAATGGCACATAACAATGGTGTATATTAGTAGCATAGAGATAAGGCATTGGGAACAGAACCCAGTGCCTTTTACTATGTGCAGGAGGAAGAGATGTTAAAGTCATGTAAGTATTGCAATCGTGTACATAAAAGTGATTATGATTGCGGTATGCGACCTGCGAAGATACAGAAGAAAGATTCGGCAGCAGACCGATTCAGAAATACATCTGCATGGCAGCAGAAGAGAGAAGAGATTAAGCAGAGAGACAACTACTTGTGTCAGATATGCATTCGCAATCTCTATGGTACAAAAAAGATATTAAATAATATAAATATCTCTGTGCATCATGCAGAAAAAATAGAAGAAAATTATGAAAAAAGATTGGATAATGATAACTTGTTGACAGTGTGCGAAATGCACCACAAAATGTGTGACAATTTCGAGATACCGATAGAGGTTGTAAAGCGCATAATTGCTGAACAAACTCCCCCCGGGGATGTGGCATTTTGAAATACAGAATCGCTCCACACCTACAGCAAGGATTCATTTGTAAAATATTCCCAAAATGAGAAATTTTTCTGAAAGGGGAGAAAGGAGAGACAAAATGGGTAGACCATCAAAGCCGTTTTCGGTAATTTCCACAGAAGGAAAATCACATCGAACCAAAGCTGAAATGGAACAGCGAAAAAAGGCCGAAGAGGAACTGTTGACAGGAGTATCCCTTAAGGAGCGCAAGGAAGTCAGAGAGAATGACAGAGCGCATAAGGAGTTTATGAAAGTAAATAAGCTGCTTAAGAAAATTAATAAGAATGATGCGCTCTTTGAGGGGGTCATCAACAGATACTGTATGTTAGTTGCGGAATGTGAGGAGTTTGAGCAGAAGAGGGAGAGCTTTTACCAGCGTGCGCAGAAGTTCGAGGAAAAGGAAAGTCAGCTTATTGAATCCGGAATGTCCTATGCGGAGTATTACAAGATGCTTGGTAGCTTTCAGAGTCAGGTCACAGCCATTGATAAACAGCTACAGGCAAAGAGAAAAATGCTGATGGATATTGAGAAAGAGAACCTCATGACGATTAGTGGTGGTTTGCGCAGTATTCCGAAAAAGACGAATGAAAACGAAGAGGACCCATTGAAAAAGATATTAGGAAATGGCAGTTAAAGATTCGGTTGCTTACCAGTACGCAAAGTGGTGTATTACTGACGATAATTTCTATGTTGGCAAATATGTCAAGAAGCAGGCTAAGCGCTGGGTTGATATCGTGGATGGAAAGAATGCAGAGGCTTATGTCGATGAGAAGGCTTATGAGCGTATCGAGTCCATATTGTCTTTGATGGTACACCCGGATTTAGGGTGCCCGATGAACGAAGGCTTGGAACCGTATGCTTGTCTATTGATTACAGCCACTTTCTGTACCAAATTGAGAAATAATGAGAATAAAGACATAAGATATTACGAGACGGCATTGTTGGAGATTGCTCGAAAGAATTTCAAGACCTTCAACTGTGGCGTTATTTTTATACTCTTGATGCTGACAGAACCACAGTTTTCGAGATTCTTCTCGGTTGCTCCTGATTTGGCTTTGTCTTCTGAGCTGAAAGGAGCTATCAGAAAGATTATTAAGTCGAGTCCATATGTCAGCAAACATTTTAAGCTGCTTCGCAGTCAGATTCGATGTAATCTGACTGATTCGGAGTATACACCGCTTGCATACTCGAAAGACGGTATGGACGGAAAACTTGCAAATGCGTTCCTTGCTGATGAGGCAGGTGCACTTGACGATTATCCCGTTGAGGCGATGCGCTCATCACAGATAACATTGGCTAATGCTTTAGGTATCATCATCAGTACACAGTACCCGAATGATGATAACGTCATGATTGATGAAATTGACAGAGCCAAGAAGACCTTAGACGGATTGAATGAGGGCTTGTCAGACAGATATTTTGCATTACTTTATGAGCCGGATGAGGAGCTTGTACATGAGGATTCGTGGCAGGATGATGACACGATTTTGTATCAGGCAAATCCTGTAGCAGTCAGTAATGAAAAAGTCTTTGAGAAAATCAAAGAAAAGAGAGCGAATGCAATCCTTTACCCGAATAAGAGGGAAAATTTCCTTTGTAAGCATTGCAACATCAAGTTCAAGGGCATGGGAGCAGAAGCCTATATTGAGATTACGAGCGTCAAGGAATGCAGACGCAAGGAAGATATTGACTGGTGGAGAGGCAGGAAAGTATATATAGGATGCGACTTATCCATGACCGAGGATAACACATCTGTTGCAATGGTAACAGTGGAAGATGATGTGATTTATGCCAAGGTTTGGGGATGGTTGCCGGAGGATAAACTTGCCGCCAAGAGGCAGAAAGAAAGTGTTGATTATGCGAAACTGATACGTCAGGGAGTGTGCTTTGCAAGCGAGGGAGCCTTGGTTGACTATCTGGATGTGCAGAACTTCATCATGGATTTGCAAACAAAGTATGGTGTGGAGATAGTCCAGTTGGCATTTGATAAATACAATGCAATTTCAACGATGCAGGCACTTGAAAGAGAGGGATATGAGTGCGTCATTGTCCGACAGCATTCAGATACCTTACATATGCCTACAAAGCTTCTAAAAGAGGCTATATTAGGCAAGAAATTCTTATACGATGAGAATTTGCTTTTGGAAATCAACTTTGAGAACGCAAGGTGTACTTATGACACGAACATGAATCGCTATGTCAATAAAAAACGTTCAAACGGTAAGGTGGATATGGTTGTGTCATTGATTAATGCTATCTATCTTGCGCAGCAGGAGATGTTATACGGAAGTGATTTTATAGTATGTTAGGAGGCAGAAAATGAATTTATTCGGTTGGACTATCGAGAAAAGAGCAGATACGTCTTCGGTGTCCGATTCGGACACCAGTGGTGTTGCAGTATCCGATGAATTGAGAAGATTTCTCGGAGAAAATACGTCTTTGACAAGAGAGCAGGCTTTAGAGATTCCAAGTGTTGGTGCATCTATTAAGCTGATATCAGATGTTATATCTGCTTTGCCAGTTAATCTGTTTAAAACAGAGAAGGGAGAGGTTAAGCAGATTAAGGGTGACAGAAGGTGCTACTTGCTAAATTATGACACAGGCGATACTATGACAGCTCCACAGTTTTGGAGAGCCATGCTGGAAGATTATTACCTCGGCAAAGGTGCCTTTGCTTATATCAATAAGCGTTATGAAGATGTGGTAAGCATTCATCATGTGAAGTGCGAGAATATTAGCTTCTTAACCAACACAGACCCAATATTCAAAGATTATGACATCTGTGTAAATGGGAAAAGATACGGCAAGTATGAATTTATCAAATTGCTAAGAAACACCAGAGATGGTCACAAGAGTACACCGATGCAGGAGCAGAGTGGAACGATGGCAGCAGTTGCCTACAATGAGTTGCGTTTTGAAAAAAGTCTTGTAGAGACTGGTGGAGGAAAGAAAGGATATCTTTGCCCAGACAGTGTTAAGGACGAAGCAACACTAAACAAGATAAAAAGCAGACTGATATCTTTGTTTAGTCCAAATGGAGACAGGGTGGCAGTATTCTCTAGGGGTGCTGAGTTCCACGAGTTATCTAGTACACCGACAGAGCTACAGCTCAATGAGAATAAAGAGACCAACTCGGCAGAGTTAACAATGCTCTTCTCCATTGCAAATCCAATCATCAGAGGCAATGCGACACAGAAGGATATTGATAATTTTATTAATTTCTGTATCATGCCACTGATTGCAGATATTGAGGCGAGCTTAGACAGAGATTTATTGACTGAGCTTGAGAAAGAGCAGGGTTATCATTTTTATTTTGATGTAAAGGAACTCAAACGTGGAAATATCAAAGAACGTTATGAGGCATATGAAATCGCCTATAAGAACAATTTTCTTTTAGTCGATGAAATTAGAGAAAAAGAGGATTTAGAGCCGTTAGGCTTTGAATTTGTTCGCCTTGGTTTGGATAGTGTCTTGTATAACATCAAAACAGGAGAAATCTACACACCAAATACCAATGCGACAACCAATATGAAAAATTTCAAGAAAGGAGAGAAGATAGCTGATGAAAGTGGAAGTGAGAGCTGACGGTGTCTTAGAGATAACCGGGTACGTTAATGTGACGGGCAAGCCTAGCCGTCCTGTGATTACGGCCAAAGGTCAGAGGGTAATCGAAGTGATTGAAGAGCGAGCATTTGCAGACGCTCTTGCAAGAGCTGAGAATGTGCCGATGACAAAGGACCATGATGCAGGCTGTGTCCTTGCAGAGACCAGAGCGAATACTCTGAGTCTAAAAGAAGACCGCATCGGTCTATATGCCAAGGCTGAAATTACAGATGCGAACACGATTGCAGAGGCAAAGCAGGGTAAAATCAAAGGTTGGTCCTTTGGTATGCGTAGGATTCAGGACAAAATCGAGGAGAGAGCCGACCAGTTACCGTTACGTCATGTACGGGGATTTGATTTGGACCATATTACGCTGGTGGTTAATAAGACTCCGGTATACTCGGCTACAAGTGTAGAGTGTAGAGCTGATGATGAAGTATTAGAATTAGAGTGCAGAGCATTTGATGATGATATGGATATCATCGACAATCAGAAAAAGACGTATGACAATGCGGAGTATAAGAACAGGTTAAAGAAGCTGGCTATTTAGTCAGCTTTTTATATTAAACAAAAACGGAGGTAAGAAAGATGCATATTAAGAAATTAAAAGAGCAGAGAGCAAAGCTGATGGCAGAGACAAAGAAGCTGTTAGAGCAGGCAGAGGCAGAAGAAAGAGCCATGAATGAAGATGAGGTTAAGAAGTTCGGCGATTACGAGAAGCAGATTAAGGCGATTGATGCAACCATCGAGGCAGAAGAGAGAGCAAGAGGTTTTCTTGAAGAGGAAGACAGAACAGATGCAGGTTCTGATGAGGGCGATAAGTCCAAGGAAGAGCAGGAGAAAGCAGAGGAGAGAGCTTTTGAGAGCTTTATCAGAGGTGTAGTAGAAGAGAGAGCCGATGTGACAATGGCAAAGGGCGAAAATGGGGCAATTATTCCAACTACAATCGCCAATAAGATTATCGAGAAGACTAAGGAGATTTGCCCTATCTTTGCAGATTCGGAGCATTATACCGTAGCAGGTACATTGTCATTGCCATACTACGATGAATCATCAGGTGCAATTACTATGACTTATGCAACAGAAGGTGTTGACGGAAGCAGCACATCAGGTAAATTCAAGAGCATTGAACTTAAGGAATATCTTGCGAGAGCTATCACAGATATTTCTAAGAGTCTTATTAATAACAGTAAGTTCGATATCGTGAACTATGTTATTCGTAAGATGGCAGAGGCAATTGCTTTATTCTTAGAGCATGAACTTTTGATTGGTACATCTGGCAAGATTGAGGGGTTAAGTGGAGTAACACAGATTGTAGAAGCTGCTTCCGAAACTGCTATCACAGCAGATGAACTTATTGATTTACAGGAGTCTGTACCAGACAGATATCAGGCAAATGCTTACTGGATTATGAATAAGGATACCAGAAAGCATATTCGTAAGCTTAAGGATGGTCAGGGTAACTATCTGTTACAGAAGGATGCAACAGCTAAATGGGGTTACACCTTATTTGGCAAGGATGTACGCATTTCTGATGCAATGCCTAAGATGGCAGCAGGTGCAAGAGCAATCTTCTACGGAGATTACAAGGGGCTTGCTGTTAAGATTTCAGAGGATATCGACATTGAGGTATTAAGAGAGACAAAGGCACGTTTACATTTGCTTGAGGTTCTTGGTTTCGTTGAACTTGATGCAAAGGTGCAGAATGCAGAGATGATTGCTGCTCTTGATATGAAGTCTGCATCATAGTGGTGTTGGTTTAAGGAGGTAAGGCATGAAGGTAAGTGAGATTACGGTCCCCTATGTAGCTGAGTTCCTTAAACTGGAAGAGGATGAGTATGAACCGACGCAAATGCAGATGATTCTGGATGCGGCGGTAGAATACGTTGCTGACTATACGCATATTCCAAAGTACGAGGAAGGTATTGAGGGAAAGACCTTGGATGATTATGCCAAGTTTCCGATTGCTGTCCTTGTACTTTGCCAGGATATGCATGACAACCGTTCATTTACCGTCGGCAAGAGTTACACGAATCAGACGGTATCAAGCATTTTAAACATGCATAGTGCAAATTATGTATAGGAGGCATGTATGAATATTAATCCGGGAGAACTGAACAAGCGAATTGAGATATTGAAGTATTCCAAGCCGGATAAGCAGGGCTTTGGAAGAGAATTGGTATCTGTTAGAAAATGTTGGGCGAAGTATACGAAAAGAAGCTCATCCAAGGATAAGGAGAAAGAGGTAGCAGATACAGATATCAGCATTAATTCAATTCGTTTTCTCATCAGATACTCAGAGACAGAGTATAACACAAAGATGAAGGTTAAATATGCTGGGAAGATATATGACATTGAGGATATCAATGACATAGACGATAAGCATGAGTATATCGAATTATATTGCAAGATAGGTACAAGCTGATGGCAGGATTTGAGATGGATTTTCCCGAAGATTTCTTAAGTGAGCTATTACAGACAGATGCGGATGATATCTGTTTTGAAGCTCTGCAAGAGACTGCGCCTATTCTTGAAAACAATATGAAAGACATACTTCGTCAGGATAACCATGAGTTATCAGGAGAACTTATTGATTCTATTAAAGCAACCAAGCCGAAAAAGGCTAAAAATGGTGCATGGATGGTACATGTAAGACCTACCGGATACAGCTCTATCAATTCATTTTCAGTAAAAGGAAAAGGAGAGAAGATGAGGAAATATAAGATTTCCAATTCACTCAAGATGATATGGATTGAATATGGTGTTGCAGGTAGGCAACCAGCTCGGCCATTCTTACAAAGATTGGTGAATCAGACAAGGAGCGCATCCATGACAAAGATGCAGGAAGTATACAACAGAAAGACAGGTGCAAGGGATGAATCTTAATGAATTATTTGTAACAGAGTTTAGTGAGCATATAGGCTATCCTGTTGCAGAGGATATTTACGAGGATGATGAATCAGATATTTACTTTACATTTTCTTATGAGGATGAAACACCGACACAATTTGGTGATGACAGGCCCTTGTTCGATACAGCTTATATACAACTTCGGATGCATACACCCAAGGAGTTCAACTACCATGAGTTGAAACGCAGGACAGGAGAGTATTTTGAGAGCAGAGGCTTTCAGATTACAAGCAAGTTTTCATTCTTGGAAACAACTTATGAAAGTGTTACGCAGAGTGCTACAAGTAATAAGCGTTCTCGGTGCACAGTATTTAAGATGAATTACACAGATAAACATTAAGGAGGATATTATAATGGCACATTATGGATTAAGTCATCCATACATTTCCAAGTTGGATGTAAAAACAGGAACATATTCAGACGGATTTAAGTGCGGAACAGCAGTGGGAACAGATGTTGACCCACAGTATGGAGAAGCGAAGGTATACGGCGACAATAAGCTTGTTATCGACCATTCAGAGTTTAAATTTGCAAATGTTAAGCTTCAGGTTACTCAGTTACCTTTAAAGGCTGCAAACGTTATGTTTGGCCATACTGTTGATGAAGCGACTAGCAAGGTGGTATACAAGGATTCAGATACAGCTAATTTTGTTGGCTATGGTTTCTACGCAAGCGAGATTGATGATGATGGTGAAAAGAAGTATATCGCAGCAGTTTTACCAAAGGTTAAGTTTAAGGATACTGCTGACAGTTATGAGACCAAGGGTGAGAATATCACATTTAAGACACCATCACTTACCGGTGTAGCTTCATCAGATAAGGATGGAGAGTGGAGAGTGAAGCAGTGGTTCAAAACTGAGGATGAAGCGATTGCCTTCATTAAGGATTATCTGAATATTACAGAATAGTATTTGCTTAAGTAGTGGCGGTGGGGTAACCCACTGCCTTGTTGGAGGTAATATGATTCAATTATCAAAGATTAAGCTCGCAAAGAGCATAGAACTTCCTGTTAAGTGTAATCTGAATGTTCTGGAAGCCATACAGAAGGAATATGGAACAGTGGCAGAGTTTGAGAAGAGGATTGTCCCTTTTAGAGAGGTTACTGTTGGGGAGGAAATAAAGCGATTACCTAAAGAACCGGATATTGGAGCTGTTACATTCGGATTGACATTGATGGTCCTTGAAGGGATTGAAATTGACAGAGAAGAGAATCACACGGAATATACAGATTTATCACGCAGACAGCTTCTCAATGTGATTACAAGAGATTACAGAGCATTAGCAAATGATATACACGAAGAATTGCGCAGGTGCTTTGAAATAAAAAAATAAAATCCCAGCCTAGCAACAATGAGCAGGATATAGAGATTGATTTTGATTATATCTACTATACTGCCATGAATAGGCTGGGATTCTCGTTTAAGGAAGCAGGCAGGCTTTACTTTGGCAGGTATGTTGATATGTTCGAAGTACATAAGCGTATCTACAATTTTGAAACGAAGAGATGCCTGTATGTTACAGATGAGCCAAAACCAGTGGCGAAACTATCAGAACTCTAGGAGGCAGTATGGCAAACAAAATTGGTGCAAAAATCGTATTAGAGGGCGAAGCGGAATATCGGAAAGCCCTTAAAAATATTAATGCTGAACAGAAAGAATTGCGCTCAGAGATGAAGCTTGCTACTTCCGAGTTCGGAAAACAGCAGGATTCAGTTGAGGCTCTGACAAAGAAACAGGATATCTTATCCAAGCAGTATCAGGTACAGGCAGATAAGGTAGATATATATACCAAGGCGGTTGAGGAGTCCGGCAAAAAGCAGGATGAGGCAGCAGAAAAAGTAAGTCAGTTAAAGACAGCACTTGCAAAAGCGAGTGAGGAATATGATGCAATGGCATCAAACACCAAGATATCCAACGAAGTTTTGGATGCACAGCAGAAGATTGTTGAAGAGTTAAGACAGAAGCTTTCTCTTGCGGAAGACGGATACAGGAAAGCGCAGAACTCTACAGCAAATTGGAAAACGTCATTGAATAATGCGCAGGTAGAGCTTAACAATCTGAACTCTGAGGTGGAAGAGAACAGAGATGCATTAAGGCAGGCACAGCTTTCGACAGAAGACAATACTGAGTCCATTAAGGAAATGGGGACTGAGATTGAAAATGCAAGCGAGAAGACATCTGTATTCGGAGATGTACTTAAGGCAAATCTGGCATCGGATATCATCAGAGAAGGTGTGAATGCGATTGTAGATGGCATTAAGACAGTATCGCAGTCGACAGTTACTCTTGGTTCATCTTTTGAGTCTTCCATGAGTCAAGTTGCTGCTACCATGGGAATGACAGCCCAAGAGATTGCCGAGGGGAGTAAGGACTATGAGACATTAAAGACAGCAGCAGAGGAATGCGGAGCTGCTACAAAGTATAGCGCAAGCCAAGCAGCAGAGGCATTGAATTATCTTGCATTAGCCGGATATGATGCCACAAAGTCAGCAGAGGTATTGCCGAGGGTGTTAGACCTTGCGGCAGCAGGCGGTTTGGATTTGGCTTATGCTTCTGACCTTGTAACAGATGCAATGGCTGCTTTAGGAATGGAAACATCACAGCTTGACAGCTATATAGACCAGATGGCAAAGACTTCTCAGAAGTCAAATACCAGTGTGGCACAGCTTGGAGAAGCAACTCTTGTATGTGCAGGTACGGTATCTTTGGCAAATCAGCCATTGGAAACCATGAATGCAGAGCTTGGTGTTCTAGCGAATAATGGTATCAAGGGAGCGGAAGGTGGTACACATCTTAGAAATGTAATCTTGAGCTTGGTATCTCCGACAGATGTTGGAGCCAAGGCATTGAAGAGCCTTGGTGTCGAGGTAGCAGACAGCTCCGGACAGATAAGAAATCTGAATGATATCATGGTTGACATGAACAATGCGCTTTCTGATATGTCAGCAGTTGAGAAGTCTAATGTTATTAGTACCATTTTCAATAAGACGGATATTGCTGCTGTAAATGCGTTGCTAAAGGGTACCGGTGATGAGTTTGACAACCTGTATGCACAGATTAATAGTTGTGACGGTGCCGCTAAGGACATGGCAGATACAATGTCGGCAAACTTGACTGGTAAGTTAGATAATTTAGAGTCAGCACTGGAAGGTCTTGCAATCACTGCATATGACAAGATAGAAGGCACACTCAAAAATAGTGTTGATGAAGCAAACGACAGCGTTAATGATTTACAGATGTCTTTAGAGAGTGGAGAGCTTGGCAGGGCTATGGATGACTTTGCAGAGGCTCTTGACGAAGCGGCAGCAGGGGCGATTGATTTTGCTGAGGATGCGCTTCCGGCATTAATTGATGGTTTGACATGGGTTATGGATAACTCGGATTTAGTTATCGCTGGTATTACTGGTATAACATCGGCAACAGTTTATCACGGAACAGTTGCTCCGATGATTACCACTGCTATGAATGCATGGAAGGCATATAAGGCGGCGAATGAAGGTGCTACAGTTGCACAGTGGGCTTTGAATGGAGCTATGAATGCAAATCCGGCAGGAATGCTTGTGACAGCGATTGTGGGTCTTACAGCCGCACTTGCGACATATGCGGTTAAGACTGCAACTGCAAAGACAGAGACAGAGTTGTTCGCAGAGGAGATAAGCGAGAGCAATCAGCTTATTAGGGATTCTGTAGCTGAAAGAGAGAATGCACAGAAGAGTGAAGCGGCAGAGCTTGTTTTGATTGAAAGAATGAAGAATGAGCTTTTGGAACTGAATGAGCAAGAATCTCTTACCAACGAAGAAAAAACCAAGATGCAGATGCTGGTCGACCAGTTGAACGAAGCTTTGCCGGAGTTAAACCTTGCGATTGAGGAAGAGAGCGGATATCTTTCTCAGACGAATGCGGAGTTGGAGTCTTACATCAGCAATATGGAAGAATCTCTCCGGTTGAAGTTTATGCAGGAGGATATAGAGGAAGTCTATAGAGAGCTGTACGATGCTCAGACAGACCTTATCAAGATTGAAGAGGAATATAATGAGTATTCTATGAAGTCTGCAGAGCTTCAAAAAGACTGGGCTGCCGCTTGCGAAGCTGGCGAGACTGCTATGCGAGAGTTCAATGAAGAACTCGGACAACATGCAACAGAAGCAATCGCTGAGTACAATCAAAAGATGCTTGACCTTGAACCGTCTCTCAATGATTCTAAGAACCTCGTAGCAGAGCTTGAGACGGAATATGAAGAATTAAAGGTCAAGATGGAAGAGGCACAGTCTGCACAAGAAGAAATGCAGGAGAGCACGGAGTCTCTTACCAAAGTAGAGGTAGAGTACCAGGGCAAGATGCATAAGGTATCAAGTGAGGTATCCGGTAATATTGATACCATCACAGAATCTTATCAGACAGCATACAATGAGGCTGTGAAGTCTATAGACGGTCAGATTGGATTGTTTGAGGAGTTAAGCCTTGAATCCGATATGACAGCAAGAGATATGGCTAAGAGCCTACAGTCACAAGTGCTTGTAATGACTACTTACAAGAATGATATGCAGATAGCAGCAAAGCTTGTAGAAAAAGGTCTTATGGAAGAGGGGTTACTTGGTTCAATACAGGCTCTTGGTGTAGAAGGTGCTGCTTACTTGCATGAATTGGTATTGGCAGCAGAGGAAGATACCGCCGCATTCGTTGCCATCATGAATGAATGGGCACTTATGACAGAGGCTAAGGATAATCTCGCTGACACAATGGCAGATATCAAAGAGGGTTATTCTGAGACTATGGATGACTTGCTCGAGGTGCAGTCGGATGCAGATGATGAGATGTCTGACGAAGCCGACAGACTGGCCAAGAAGATTACAGAGGCCATGGATATGGAGGCGAGTACTGAGAACTTTGACAAGTCTATGAGAAAGTATGAAAGCACAGTCAAAGAGGTTTCTAAGGAGACTGTTAAGAGTGTTGAGGAAGTGAAGTCAGCATATCAGGAGGCTTATGAGGAAGCAGACAAGACATTATCAGGACAGATATCTTTATTTGATGAGCTGAGTGTTACGTCTGAGAAAAGTGCGCAGGAAATGATAACCGCTTTGCAGTCGCAGACAGCGACTATTTACACATATCAGCACGATTTACTCTTGGCGACAGCTCTTGCAGAACAGGGACTTCTTGATGAAGGTTTGCTTGGGGCATTCAAGGAGCTTGGCATTGACGGCGCAGGATACTTACATGAACTCGTTACAACAGCGCAGACAGATACACAGGCATTCAATTCTTTGATGGGTGAATGGGCGCTTATGAGTGAGGCGAAAGAAAGTCTTACAGATACATTGGCAACATTGGAAGCCGGATATACAGAGTCGATGGATTCCATTCTTTTAGCACAGTCAGACAAAAATGCACTGATTACAGCAGAAGCAGACGCATTAGGTAAAGACATTATCACATCCCTTACAGGAACATATGATGAGGCTTTAGCTCTTGCGCTTGCCGGAATGGATGATATGAATGTTACATTGGTTGCGAAGGCACCAGAGCTGAAAGCAACAACGCAGGAACTTTGCACTGCATCCATAGATGGAGCAAATGAAGCTCTGCAGATTGGCGAAGAAGGTACATCGGCATCTTTTGTGGCAGTAGGTTATTCGATGCCACAAGGTATTGCACAAGGTGTCTTGGAAGGACAAGACCTCATCAAAGATGCGTTACAAGGGGCTGTTGACTATGCAATTAATTCTGTTGATATGAGCGGTATTACGGCAAAGATTAACAGAGAACTGGGGGATTTATACGAATGAGACGATTTCAATTAATAAATTCTTTAGGTAAGAAATGGGACCTGAACGATAGCAGGTCCTTTTTTCATGATGTGTCAGGACTTGGACTGGAACGCAAGGCAAGCTACACCAGAGCAGGTACGAGATATATGCCGGAAGAGGATGTGCTTGCTCAAAAGCAAATCAAAGGAAAGATATGCTTTACTGATTATGAGCAATACAGACAGTTTGTAATGTTTATACAATACAAGCCTTTGGTCTTGGTGTATAACATCGGGGAAGAATATCGAATCAGAGTGAGTATTGATAAGCTTGAAAAGAAAGAGCTTGCGACAGGTGGCTTATATTCCAATATAACGATGAAGAGCCTTGGTACATATTATAAGACGGTCAAGAGACAGAATTTCCGTAGTGCAGACAGTGAGGGAAAGGCATATCCCTTGGCTTATCCATATGCATATTATGATGCCGCAAGCGGTACCGTAATTGTGGATTCTGATAGTGTAATGGAGTCAGGTATTAGAATTAGTATATTTGGACCGTGTACGAATCCGTCATATATCCATTATTTGAATGGAGAAGTAAAGGCAGACGGTAAAGTGAATGTAACCGTGGAGGATGGATACAAATTAATCATTGATTCTACAGTGATACCATACAGTATCAAACTTTGCACAGTAAGAAATGAGTTGGTAAAGGATGTATATGACAAATCAGACTTTTCCACAGAACGTTTTCTGTTACTTGAAAGTGGAGTGAATAAGATTTCTTTTATGCATGAGTCGTCAGAAGCAATCAATATATCGGTGGAGGCTGAGATAGAATATGAATCTGTATAATATTGAAATCTTCACGCAAGAGTTCGCATATCGTTCCGGCATGCAAGTGTCTGAGATAGAGTATGAGTTCGATTATTTGGCATTATCAAAAAAGAAAATCAAACTACAAGGAGTAAAGGCTGAGAGAGGGGATTTCATAAGAATATCCAAAGGCAGTCAACGGTTTTGCGGAATTGTTGATGGGGTGTCCGATTCGGACACCAAGAGAGTGATTGAGTATAAGCCAATTCTTTCACTCTTCGATGTTAATGTCTACGCAGATTTGGAGGTATTGAAAAAAGAGAGCACATCTGTGGAGCAGTGGATTGCGGATATTATTACTGAAATATATGTATCCAGTGATGACAAATTGCAGAATATAGCAGGGCTATCTGTTAGTGCAGAAAGCTCAACGATAGGCATAAAGACATTAGGTCTTACAGAAAGTATATCGAATTTATATGAGATTATGGTCAATGCTTTGCTTTATCACGATATTGTTGTGGATGCAGATGTTGATGTACAGAGAAAGACTATTTCTATTTCCCTTTGCAAGAGGGCTGGGGTTAGATACATTGAAGCTGACCTCCCGAATGTGATTGAGAAAGAGGTTTCAATCAAAAAGAATGAAGAGGCATTGAATAAACTGATTGTCGTGAACGAAGAGAATCCGTCAGAACGGTTATCGTACTATCTGGCTGTTAATGGAACAATAGGAAACGATATTGAAGAAGCACAGCGCATCACTCCTGTTGTGTTTGAAACGAAGTTGGTAACGGTTGGAGATGATGAGGTGTTTGAGGATGTGGCTCTGCTGGAAGCAGTAGAGACTCTTACACCTGAGAAATATGACAATCTGATTGAAATAACATTGCTTGCTGATGATGAACTGGTAAAGCCTTTAGAGTGGAGCATCGGACAAGAAACAGTGGTGCTACACAAGAAAAAGGAGTATCAGACGATTCTTACAGGTATGGAAATCAGGAAAGGTACAGTCAAACTGGTGTATGGCGCAGTCAGAAGAGAGCTGACAAAGAAATTAAAAAGGAGGAAGAAGTAAATGGGAAATATTACATTGAAGCAGTATAACGGCTCTACAGTATCTCCCAAGGATGATGCTGTTTTGTACGATTTACTGACAAGGCAGCAGAATGGAATAATATACGGATGTGACATTACTTGGGTAGGAAGTAATCAGTTGCATATTGATGCAGGTTACGGAATTATTCGTGGCAGATTGTTTGAAATCGCAGAGCATACCATTTATGCAACGATACCATCTGTAGATAATGTATCTTATTATGGATATGTTTGCATTGTTCTTGAATTAGAGAATGATGAGGAGCCTGTGCGGATTGCAACTTTTGCGACAAGTTCCGAGTGGAACACCAGTGATTTTGAACAGGATGAGGAAATAAACCATGTAAATGGAATATGGGAAATGCCTGTTGCAACATACAGAGCTGCCAGCTCCGGCATTACGAACTTTGAGAGTAATGTACCAATAATCACGAAACCGTATCTTTCGATTAGTACATTCACAGAGCTTAGCGCCTTGACAGAGGACGGCTATCTTGTCGATGCTTTGCTGATGAAGAAGCAGATATTAACATTTGTAAACAAATCAGTTCTTGCTGCTTCATGGGTACCGGATTCTACCTATGCAGATTATCCGTATAGAGCAGCTGTTAGTTGTTCCGGTGTAGATGTTAATTATGTACCGAATGTTATGTTTGGTGTCGCAGATTGCAATGAGGGGATATTAGCACCTGTAGCAACAAGCGTAACTAATGCAGTCTATATTTATGCCAACACGAAACCAACAGCTACAATCACGATACCAACGATTCAGTGTATAAGAAAGGCAGGGTAAGATGGTAGGACGTACTAATGCCGTGAGCGGTTGTAAGGTTATATGTTTAGGGAACGGACGGACATTTGATGTATCAGATATTGCAGGATACGAAAATCTGACAGAGGATAATTTTATTGTTGAAGCGACATGCCTTAATTGCTCGGGAAATTGTGAGATTACCCAAACCGGGTATGAATGGGGAGCAGGAAGTCCTAGCGCAACCTCATCCTCATCGCTTGTCAAATCGTATAATCCGGATACGGGCATATTATCATGTTCGCTGTCATCCGATGCTTCCGGGACAAATAGTGATGGAGAAGGGGATAAGGCAGTTCTTAATGTTCATTCCGATGTATCATCTTTCAGGGTGCATCTTGTAACAGGTCAAATCCTTGCAGTATAAGAGGAGGTAAAGATAGATGTATATTGTATTTAAGGATTCAAACGTGAAATATGAATGTGTATTGGAAAAGAATGACAATGATGTCAGAGTGACATTTATGCACGAAGTTATTTCAAATACGAGCGGATTCATAGTGTATAGCGATGCAGGTACTAAGCTAGGGGATTATTCAGATTATAAAGTAATCAAGGAAAGCTTTGCAGATGGCTTTGTTTTTTCGACATCAGTAGGAGAAGCTACGAAGCCGGAAAACAGTCTGACGCTCGGTCAAAAGGTGGAATTGTTAGAAAAAGAATTAGCGACAGCAAAGGAAGCTTTAGAGGCTACAAATAATGCCTTCGAGAGCTTCCTTTTTGATTACATTTTAACAGAGGAAGGAGAGGCAACAGATGAGTAAGTGGATTGCTATGAGAATCACGGATGCCAAAGATAAGGGAGGAGTCGAGGCTGCACAGGAAAAATATGAGGCTTATTTTCTTGTAAGTGACAAGGCTCAGAGATATCAAACGGAAACAGATGCAATTCTTGTACAGAATGGATATGAGGATTGCATTGTAAAGAATGAAGATGAGTAAGGAGGAAGAGCATGGAATTTATAGTAGAAAAGAAAATCATTGAGTGTGATGTGAAAGAAATCGTTGGAGACAACGATTATGAGGCAATCTTTGTGCTCGATGACGAATGGGACGGTAAAGCGGTACAGGTTAAAGTAGTATGGAATAATAGAGCAAGCGAAGATATTGATATAGTAGATGATAAGTGCACCATTCCGGCACATATGCTCAAGAAGGGTAATGTATCAATTGGTGTATTTGCCGACGGACTGGCTTCTTCAAGAGTTAATATCACTGTCAGAGAATCTATTAAGCAGGATACATATGCTATAGCAGTTCCGCACAAAGAGATTTGGGAAGAAATTAAAGAGAGAGTTGCAGACGTGGTTACTAACAGTGAGTTCGACAGCAAGGTAAATGACTATTTAGCTAAGGACAATACACTTGCTAAAAAGACTGATTTGGATAGTAAAGCAGATTGTGATGTTATTGAAAATCTTTTCCCGATTACATCATGGCATACAAATGCTGTACGAGGGGTCACACCAGTTTTGTCAGTCGAAGATAGAACAATCACTCTTGACGGAACGTTTACAGGGGCATATCCGAATTACATTTGCACTGTGCCAGTAGAGGTAAATCACACATATTTGTTTGCTGTAAATCTACAGGAAATAGAGGAATCATCGCAATGTTGGCTGCTAACAGGTAGATATGATGGAACGACTACAGATGCACCTAATAATACTGTGTACGGATTTGATAAAAAGTTACTTACAACAGATACATCGCTTGAATTAAAGAGAATGGCGGTGCTTGTGACACCAACTGACGAAAATTACGCCAATATAGATTTTCTGATAAGCGGAGCACTTACAGAAAGTGGGAATATAGGGGCTATTAATATTTCGGATATTGTAATTGTTGATGTAACAGATATGACAGAGTCGGAGATTATCGAAATTATCAATAAGGGATATTTTGATGCGATTAAAAGCAATATTGCAGATGGATTGACAGATAAAGCCAAAGAGCAACTAAAAGAAGAGTATGGAATACTAACATCTCCATTACAAGGGAAAAAGGTAGCATGGATTGGTACTAGCATTACGCAGTTAGGAACGTGGTGTACAAGAGTTAGTGAATACTTTGGATTTGATGCAACTAATTGCGGTGTAGGTGGCACAGCAATGTGCTATGAAGATGAAGCATCTATGTGTACACAAGAAAGGCTGTTAGGTCAATATTCAGAAGTCACTGACGAAAATACAGGAGAAGTAACAAGCACTGGTGTTGCAGTTCCTAGTGATGTAGAAATTATTTTTATTGAGGCTGGAGCTAACGATTGGTCGAGAAATAAAGAATTAGGGACAAAGGAAATAACCTTTAATGATGAGGGAGCAATCGAGTTAGACACAAGTACATATTATGGCGCGTGTCATCAATTCTTCAAAAATGTAACGGAATTGTTCCCTAATGCAGTTGTTATAGCTGTTGGTGCGCCATTCGGTAAATTGGCGAACAGAGAGGTTTTTACAAACAGTTACGGCTTGTTAAATAATCATAATTTGCAAACTGTACAGTATGGGGATGCTTTGGTTGAGATTGCAGGATTGTGGGGTTTTAAGGGTTTTAATGTTGGTAGAATATCAGGTATTAATGATAACAATATTGCTGAAATTATTCCAGACGGCTTACATCTTACAACAGACAAGGCTATTGAAATGACTGTGAATGCAGTCATTAATGAGTTGAATAAAATCACAAGATTATAATTACTCAACTAAATTCATATTTAAGAATAAATAGAAAAGAATGAAGTCTGAGTAGCAAAATATAAGAAGGATAACTAAAAGCTATCCTTCTTAATAAAACCAAATAGTGTTTAGCAACTTGCTTTTTATACGAGGCTACTAGCATTAGTTATGGGACTTAACCAACATTTAGCAAGTACTTACAACCAGTAAAGTCAAATGACGATTACTCGGTATAAGGTAGGTTATTCACGGGTTACTCATCCGTCCGTTATTAATGTTAGAATCATTTCATCTAATGTTAATACGACTTGCAGGTGTTAAGTACGCATACAAAAGTTGTCCATGTAAATTAGTGGTGGCGTCTTAGCCTAGCTAATTATGCAACATATGACCGTTGTATACTAGGCCAAGACTTTTAATTACCATACTACTTGGTCAAAGCAGTAGAAGATGATGATAAGGAAAATCAACCTAACAGTTCCTCGAACTAATTCTTCGAAGAATCCATTTTGCGTTAGAAATTCATACGCATCATGCTTTTTTGTGGCCAAGAGTAGTGTAATCCTACGAATAAATCTTTTCATGGTTGCCCCTTTCTCTTCAGTTGAAGAAACACTATTTGGTTGTCAAGTTTCAAAATACGAGTTGATTATATCATAATTTTTAATAATTACAATATTTATGAGAAACTTTATATTATTTTGCAATATAAATAGTATAACAGGAGGACTTAAGATGACAGTAGAAGTATATTCTAAATCAAAACAGGGAAAACAAAAGCTTTCTGCGAATTTTCTGGTAAGAGAATTTGCTTGCAAGGATAAGTCTGATGTAGTATTTGTTTCACCAGAACTGGTACAGGTGTTGCAGAGTATCAGAGACCATTTTGGTAAAACGGTAAAGATTAACAGTGCTTATAGAACACCGCCGTACAATAAGAAGGTTAAAGGTACAATATATTCACAGCATCAGTATGGAACAGCAGCGGATATCAAAGTCACTGGTGTGAAACCTAACGAAGTGGCAGCATTTGCCAATACTTTAATGCCGAATAAGGGAGGCATTGGAATATATGAAAATTTCACGCATATTGATGTGAGAGAAACCAAAGCAAGGTGGAATGGATAAAATGTATTTTACATTTTTTTCATAATGCGTTCGATTGATGTTTGCGTGCCTATTGTTATATAATAAATATAACAAAAAACAAAAGAAAGGAGAAGAAGCAATGACTTATGATAATTTTTGGCAGACGATAACAAACTCAACACCAGACGAGTGGTTGTATGATGACGAGAATTCAACATATGTATTTAAAAACGATTTAAGTATTTCAATTGTTGGTTCAGAGATTGATTACAGTGAATCTGGTAAATTTTATGAAGAATGGGCGATAAGACACCCAGATGCTACTGCAAGAAGAAAAGAATTTTCATTGTGTTATAATGGAGTCGTTATTGAAAGATTTTATACAGCAGCAGTAGATGGATTAAGAATGTACATCCCATATCCTAATTTGGATACAATGTCTATATCTTCGGAGCAGTATGCAATTGGAAAAATAGTGAATATTCCAAATGAAGGCTATGGCTACGAAAGTTATTTGCATAGATGTGGAATTACTTATTAGGAGAAGAAAGAGGTTGTGACAGAAATGTTCATGACCTCTTTTGAATGATATATTGACATACAATGACACACTTTAATATGGTACATTAATAGAAAGAGATGCAGAGAAGAGGACTGCATCTCTTTCTTATTTTATATTGAAAAGGAGAGATAAACAAATGAAGGAGTTAGCAACAATTTTGACAAGCAACATAGTGTTTCAGATGGTCACACTGACTGTAGTAATGGATACCTTTTTTGGTATATGGAGAGCAATTAAACAGAGGAAATTTAATTCTTCGGTTGGTATTGATGGAGCAATCAGAAAAATAGCAATGATTACCTCGCTTGTATTCTTGGCTATCATTGATTCGATGTTAGGATGGAATTTAATTGGCTTTGTGATTAAGTTTGCGCCGGAAGAGGCGAGAGAGTATTTACAAACAACATTAGTGACGGTTGGATTGGTTGAGATATTTGGAATCTTATATCTTAGTTATGAAGTAGTGAGCACACTAAAAAATATGTCATTATGCGACTTGCCAGTTAAAAAATTATGGAAGATGGTTACAAAATTTCTTGGAAAGTACACCGATGAGCTTCCGGACAATGAGACAGAGGATGAGCTGGAGGAGCAGAAAGCATGAGAAAAGGAATAGATGTATCTCGATGGAATGAGATTCAAGACTATGATGCATTAAGAGGAGCGGGTGTTGAGTATGCCATCGTTAAGGTTAATAATGCAGGTAATGTAGCAGACAAGAGATTCCATGAGCATATGACAGGATTTAAGGATGCGAATATTCCTGTAATTGCAGGGTATAATTATTGTTATGCGAACACAAAAGAAAAAGCATTGAGAGCATCTGCCTCTTTCGTAGAGTTGGCAGCTCCGCAGGGAATTAGTCAGATGATTCTTGACTTGGAGGACGCAAGCATTCGTGGTCTTGGAAGTGGAATCTTGGATATTATCAACATATATCGTCACACGGCAGAGCAGGCAGGAATGAGATTTGCTATCTACACAGGTGCAAGTTTCTATACACCATGTTTGAAAAAGTATATGTCAGAGCTTGCAGATATACCATTCTGGTGGGCAAGATATCCAAGTGTATCAGAAAAGAGTATTGCGGATAATATTCCAGTGACAAAGAATTTGCCGAAGAATCTTGAACTTAGTGGTTGGCAGTACAGTTCTAAGGGAGTCTTGCCACGCGTAAGAGGATATGTCGATTTGAATGTGTGGTTTGAGAATGAGTCATTCAAGAATATGCTTGAAGAGATTCCGTTTGAATACAACCCATACACAGAACCGACAGGTAATGTGACTGTGGGAGCAATGGGAAATGATGCAAACTGGGCCTTGTGGTATTTGTGGCGCTTTGGTAAGTTAGTAGATAAGGAAGGCTTGCCGGATGCAACACAGATTGACGGATATCTTACAGATGCAGATGTTGCATTGATTAAAGAAGCGCAACATCTGCTTGGACTGACTGCGGATGGTATTGTCGGCAAGCGAACAAAATCTATCTGGAAGAAACTTTGTTAA